CGGCTGAGTCGACAAGGAGATTTTATAGACAGAGCGTAATTGCTCTTCAACCACGTGGCCAAGCCCAAGTTGGTAAAACATATCCAATGAAGGCTCGGTACATATGGTCCTCCGAATCGTGCGTTTCTTCGGTACGGTTGACAGCGTGCTACACTTCACAATAGCTATATGCCCGTGTTTTTGGGCGCGGAGGCGTTCAGCCTCAGCCCAGTCGGGTATACGACTAACATGCTTTAAGTAGCTAGCAGCCAATGACGGATGTGCAGTTGTCAGCGGCCCATCAAAGAACTTTGTGTAAAAGTCCCTCGCTTTTGTACCGACGGATGCGCCAGGACCTGAACGACCGCTGCGGAACATTGCAGGACGGTCAACATTCAGATAATGGAGATCTAAGTGGTAGGCGAGATAGGAAAACTGATCGACGAGGAGCTTATCCCTCGGCGAGGCACACTTCATACTCCAATCTCTGCAAAGAGAATTAGAGGTATGAAAGCCGGCGATAGTATCCAATTCTGCGGATGCTATCTCATCGTCTACCAACTTCGCGAATAGCGAAGTCAGAAGCGACCCAGCAGCCCTATTCTGCTCCGCGGAGAAGTTCATCCCTCCGTAGAACAAATCAAGGATTTCGTCATGAAGTGAAGTACCGACCTTTTGTGCTAGGTGGTTAACAGGGCTCATTTATAAAACCCTGCTAGCAGCTCCGCCTGAGATACGGCGGGAAGGTCGAGACGAGTATCAGGCAATACCGTTGCAAGACTGCACATGGATTCAACAAATCCAGGTCGCCTTACTGGCAGTGCTTCAACAAGTCGCACCGCTAACAGACCCGTCAGCCAATTAGAATCATCGATTGGTTTAAGGTTAAAGTCGTTAATGACGTCTGTTACGATGCCAACGGATGTGTACGCAAGACGGCGGATTCGACGGGGGCTTTCGCCTCCTACGAAGTCCTCAACGATGATGGCCGACTCAAGTCGACTACCACCGTCCCTTCTGTACGCGTCGCGCGAACGGATCTCACGATCGGTTCGGGTGCGACGAGACATCAGGCGGTACCCGTAAGGGCACTGTCTGCGATACCGGACGCGGTCGCCCATGCAGCACCGAAAGCAAGCGATAAAGCTGCTTTCAGGCTCAAAGGGTCGATCGTATCAGCACCGGCGGGAATATCAATTTTAACGTTGATATTCATGAGCTCAACTGAAGCACCGGTTGCGGGCGTGACGCCCTTAACCACGTGCAAGTTGTACACATTTCGCGGGTTCTTACGTTGAAAGCCCGTAAGAGTGCTAAACCACGACGCAATCTGAAGTACTTTTGGTACCCAGAACGCTATCGTGAACCGGTTGCCCACGGAGTGGACAGACACACCAGTCTGATTACCACCAAGCCCCGAAACGTAGTACTGCTTAGCGTTCGGTGCGGGTGCAGAGTCAGCGGTCAGCGTGTACGTCGGGGATGTCAATCCCGAAATCGTAGCACCTGTTACAGGTGAAGTTGGCGAAAATGCCATAGTTGTATACCTCAGGAGAAAAGAGCAGGACGTTACTTAGGCTTATTAGCCGCTATAACGCCGAGAGCCAAGCTGTTTAACAACTGCGACACGTTGTGCGCTACCTGAAACTTGGGTATCGCGGGCGTGCCAGGAACAGTCGTTCGTACGATGCGCTTAGCATTTGCTTCGATCGCACCACACTCCATGGCCAGCACTTTTGCTGTAGATGCAGGTGTTTTGTAAGGGGTCTCGCTATAGCGCATGCTAGTAATAGCGCGCGTCGTCGCGGACGTCCAAACAGTACCTGCGCTAAACACAAGTGCAGACTTTAGGAAGTTGTCAATCGGGAAAACATAATCAATAAGACAGGAATAAGGGAAAACCTCCCACGCAGCTAAAACCCATGAAGATGGGTCGAAGCCTAACTGTTGAAGCTTTGCACCAGGTACAACAACTGCTCCTGAGCATCGCGTCGAAGTTTGCGTTTCCATCACACGGAACGAGTTCGAGTGTATATTGTTGGAGTATGGGTCACAGTTCCAGTCGAGTCGACGCTCTGAAATAAACGTCGGCTGCGATGAGGTACTGCTCTTCACGCTCTTTACGATACTCCGAGCTCTCAATGTGACGATCTTATCTATCAGTGCCCTACTTTCGAGGACAAGAGGTTTTATACCCCACTGATAACCTAGCCAAGAGCCGGCGGCGTGCCTTGCAACAGCACGATTCGCGTTTTTCTTCGCCTCTTTTAGCTTCGCTTGGCCACTGGCAGACTTAACAAACTGCCGAGCCTTCGCGTTGCGTTTGACAAGAGCCTGTAGGGTCTGATCTAGACCTTTAAGAGGATTCTTGAGGGTATTTACAGTACTCATAATCTCAGCGATACTCGATGCGCCCTCGAACTTTTGGAGGGCGTCATAAAGCTTCGTATGAAAGTGATTGTAAGCACCGGGCACAACAGCTGCAGACGCTGGTACCGACGGTAGCAAACCGAAGGTAGCATACGTTAGGGATGTGCTCACTGACTCAACGACCTTTATCGTAGGTGTAGCATTATACGATATCTGCCATCGAGTTGGTCTATCCAGTGTCACATTTTGCGACGTCGCCGTTAAAGGCGTTGTCGCCGATGCTCCGCGTTCAAGTTTAGACTTCCAAGCGGGATCATAGACGCCAGTCAAGGTTTTTGCAATAGCGAAAGTCCCGTTCGACCTGAGATAGGTCGGCGGACTCGTGCCTTGTTTTGACCAAGCATTGACGCCATACCACCACCGTGATGAAGAG